AATTTGTAAAATTATTAATTGGAACTTTTACCCAACCATAATCTGCTGTTGTTACAGCTACAAATAAAAATAATATTGCTTTCAAGGTTTAGTACATTTTTTTATGAACTTTATTAGTTGTGGGTTTTGTGTAAAAATTTTTGCAAACTCTGAACCTATGAATGAAGTGATTCCCTCCTCACCTAAATTTGCTAAACGAATCTTTGATTTATGTGCAATAAAATGGCCAATTTCATGCAACATAGTGTCTAGCAAGGTAAATTTTGGTAGCTTTTCTTGTATAGCTATGGTCTGTGTATCTGGGTAATAGCAACCATACATATTGCCTTTTTCGGCTTGTTTCCTAGTTAATTTAACTACTTTAGCTTTGTAATTTCTGTAGCGAATTTCTTTCAGAATCATAAACTTAATTGTTATAGGTTATGAGAAAATATCTTTCAACTTATTTTAAATATAGGGGTTTCCCCCTTTTATTAATTACCCATAACATTACCCCCTTATATATTTTATAACCGCAGTTTTTTGTTTTTAAATACTCAGTTGATTTTAATTATAATATAGTTATAAGAATCTTATATGACGAATCACCCTAAAATATTAGGAGATTGCTACAAGAAATTTAACTTGGCTCATACTTCAAAAAGCCAAAACACTATCCCTGACGACATTAGATTTAGAAACTACATAGTATTAACACCTAAAGAAAAGGCTAAATTACCTAGTAATTGTTCATTTACTGGTGGTACTATTGCACATGAAATCATTCAATCTATTAAATGTAAAAACAAAACTTTTAGAGAAGCTGTTAAATTAATCCAAGATAAGATTACTAATTATGATCCAATAGATGAAAAAGATAAAATTAAATTTAATTACATAATAGAAAATTTAGAACCATTAATACAAAATCATTTAGATAATATTGATGAGATACCTAAACAAGATTGGAAAGCTGAATTAGAATATACACATTGGGCAGATGGTATTAAAACTTATTTTTTATCTTATGTAGATTTAGTTGGCAGTACGAATTTTGGTGATATTAAAAATGTATTTGGCACATTAACTAAAACAAAAAATGGTTTTAGTTACAGCAAGAAAAAATGTCCAAGAGTTCCATACCATTCAGATTGCTTACAAATAGCTCTGTACTCAAAACTATTACCAAAACATAAACCTTTTTTAACTTATGCTAGTAATGACGATAGAGTTATTTTTACACCTGAGAACTGTGTAGAACTTAGAACTGAAAGCTTACAATATTATTATGAGGAATTAGTTCTTTACCAAAAATGTTGGGAAACAAAATTAGAGTTGGCCAATGGTGATGCAAAAGTTTTAGCAATGCTATGCAAACCAGATCTAAGTGAAATAAGAAAGGATGGGTTTTGGTGGAAAGGTATAGATCCAGACATAATCAAAAGGTTCAGAAGTTATTATGAATAAAACTACAGCTACTGGAATTGTTAAACCACTAAGAGAAAGAGTTAGAGATTTAGAAACTATTAATAAACAACATCAAAAATTAAATGGAGAATTACAACAGCAAATATCACAGAAAGATAAAAAAATAGAGGAACTTATGGAAAAAATAAATAACCCATTAGAGAAAATGAGAGGAGATGGTGATTTATGAAAATTAAATCTTTAATAGATGCTATCAAACAATTTAGAGATGGCATTGAAGATAGCGACTATGCTAACTTAGGTGGTAAAGGTAAATACTTAACTGTACCTTATAGGCTTAAATTTGTTAGAGAATATTTTGGTGAAAGAATTAGAATTATTACTGACAGTTATGATTTGCCTGACAATATACATAAATTTAAAACAGAAATATATTTAGACGATAAATTAGTTTCAACTGGTCTATCAAAGCAAACACAAAGTAAAGATAAAGAATTTGAAAAGCAATCGACTGTGAGCTGTGGTAGAGCATTATCATTTCTTGGGTTCTTTGGTGATGAACTGGCAACAGCAGAAGAAATGACTCAGTTTTTAAATAAACCTAAACCTACTGCACAACCAACAACTAATGGCACAAAATCTTTAAGACAAGCTGCCAATGATTGGATTGCACAAATGGTAACGACTGCACAGCATTCAAAATCACAACTTTATTTTGAAAAAAATTTAACTCCTATTAGAGAAGAATTTAAATCTGATTTAATAAATATAGCTAAAGATCCAATTGAACAGCTAAGAGTTGATACAGCATACAACAAACTAAAAACACAAATACAAAACAAAGGAACAAATGGCAGATAATAATTACGATAATTCAGGTGCATTATGGAAAAGAGAATCTAAACCAAATGATGAACCTGGTAAATCATATCCACACTATACTGGAAATGTAACTATTAATGGTGTGAAAAAAAATGCTTCGGCTTGGCTAAATGTTGAGAAAACAAAAGATGGTCAACCAGACATTAATATTAAATTACAAGATCCAATAAAGAAAGATTAAATGGAAAGCGATAACCCCTCTCATTACAAGAAACCAATACAGACTGCTGATGCCATAATGAGTCAAATGACTCCAGAAGAAAATATTGGGTATTTGAGAGGGGCAGCTTTAAAACATTTATGTAGGTTTGGTGCAAAGGGAGGTCAAACATTAGATAAAGCTATTATGGATGTAAAAAAAGCCAAATGGTACTTGGGCAAATTAGAAAATTATTTAAAAACTTTTAAAGCAGATGGAGCAGATCTTCAAGATACACCAGCAAATGTAACGAATTTATTTAAGGACAAAGAAAAAAAATGAAAAATGGTAATGGTAATGGTCAAACAAATGGCCACATATTTCTAAGCAGAGTTAAATTAGATGTATTAAATTATATAAAAACTTTTATAGATCACTACGACTACTCACCAACCTATAAAGAAATAGGTAGCAAGTTTAAGTTTTCTGCTGCAAGAGCTGGTGCAATTATTGCAGAACTTTATAAATTAAAATTAATAGACAAGAACAATCAATCACACAGAAATATAGAACTATCACAAAAGCAATTAGAAAAAATTCCTTATCTTAAAGTAAATAAAAATTATTCAACAATGGACTTTAGAAAATGAAAGTAACAAAAGAAAGTTTTTATGAAGCAACTTTTAAAGTTGAAGAAGAATTTGACAATGCAGAAATAGCTGCAAAATCAAATACCCCTAGTGATAATAGCAAAATATTAATCCAAAATATTAAGCTAGAAAAAACTAGGATTAAACTAAACAATGACAAGGAGTCTGTAAAGGATGGCTTTAAGTAATAGCTTAATAAGAAGATATGCCAAACTTCAAAAACTGCATGATGAGATTATGCGACCAGTAAAAAATAAAGGTCGTCAATGTGTTCATACTCTAAATGCAAAAAAGAAGTATGACAAAACTTATAGGCAAATAGTTGGTGTAGAGAATGAAGATGCAAAATTCATTCATGGCTAACTAATAAACTTTAAAGTTGTAAAAAACTATAGGCTAGGAGTCTGCAAAAATTAAGGAGAAAGAATGACAGTAAGACCATATAAATCAAACACAAGAACTGAACAGGATATTAAAATAAATAAAGCAATTGGTAAAAAAATTAAAGAAGCTAGAAGTAATAGAGTTATATATATTACAGTACCAGAAGTTCCATTTATTACCTCTGGTCATACAATTAAAAAACAAAAGCCATGCACACAAATTGAATTATCAAAAGCAATAGGTGTAACTTTTCAACAAATACAAAAATACGAAAAAGGTACTAATGGTCTAAGCAGTATTCGGCTATTACAGATAAGTAATTTTTTTAATAAACCACTTGAATATTTTACAAGTGATGCAACAGAATTATTAGGTCAACATAATCCACCTAGTAATAACTTCAAATCTTTAGTTCCCTCTAATGATAACAATGAAGTTAATTTAAAAAGCGATTATAATTAATGTGAAACTGATAGGGATTTTTTTATACTTAATCCTTATCTTTTATTTGTTGTGTGTAAGGGGTAGTGCCTAATAAGCATTACCCCTTTTTAATATGTACTTTGTAATTTTTAAAACTAAAGATAAGCTTACTTCCTATACCAATGAGATATTTAAAACTGAGAAAGAAGCTGCTGATTATGCTAAGAGAAGTTTAAAAAGAAAAGATACATGGGAAGTAGTTCCCTTTGATAAAGAGAACTACGATAAGTATTGGTATAAATAACTAATTAAAATGTTTGTTTTGATATTCTAAATTTTCTGGTGTGTTGCCAGAACCTTTGTACCTTTTGATATAGGTTTCATAGACAAAGTTAATATCTTGATCCCCTAAATCCCTAGCAAGTTCTATGGCATTTTCCTTATGCTTTTTAGTATATGCCCAGTAGGTAGCCATATAATGCCTAAAGAAGTACGACTTTCTAGCTATGGGTAGTTGTACCCTATTCTTGGCACAAGTGCTGTCTATGTGGCTTATAATTTGTTCTACGCATATATATTTGCCTTTGCTATTAAGAAACAGTTGGTCTTGGTCAATAGGTAAAGAATTTACATATTCTACTATTTGATCTTTTAATTTAGTAGAAATTGTAAGTGATCTAATACCATTTTCGGTCTTAGTATTACCAATTACCTTACCTCTTTTGACAGCTTTGTTTATTAATATCATAGGTATATTTTGCTGAAACAATAAACTATTTCTATCTAAAGCTCTTATCTCACTAGGTCTAGCAGCAGTTTCTAAAAGGATATTACATATTAATTTGACCATAGGTCTTTCAATATCGTTAATTAATTTACCAACAAATTCTAATGACCATTTGTTAAAGTCTATTAATTGTGATTTTTCCCTTTTAGCAACTTGCACATCCACCATAAAGTCTTTGTCTTTACAAATATTTTTATTTAACTTTTCTTGTGGTGGATTTACCTGGTGTTGGATAATAAGACTAAGCACATTGTATATTTTACGCTTAGTGCCATTATCAATCTTATCATTATTAATTAAATAACTAACAAATTTATTAAGTGTTTTGCTATCTAATAAACGAAGATCTACATTACCAATTTCTTTAATAATGTGGTTAATGTAAAAGCTAGTGTAATCCTTAATGGTACTATCAGATATTTTCTTTACTTGTCTGCCATTAAGATAGTCTAGTTTTCTTTTAGTAAGGTTTTGGTGCAGTTGCTGCCAAGCTTCTTGCAAGAATATTTGGCTAGATGAAGTTTTAACAATACCAAGTTCTTGTACTTTTTGTCTTGCCAATCCCTCTAAAGCACTTTTGCTTTTATGAGATATGTATTTAACTTTACCATCTAGGCCAAAGTAAGCGTACCTAAATATTCTCTTACCATTTTTTTTAGTAGGTCTAAGGTTTAGTTCCATTACACACCTCCTACTGCTAATTGATGAAGTGCAAACATAGATAAAGTAACAAATACAGATACTGTAAATACTATGCCTAATATATACATTATTATTTTTTTCATTTTTCTTTCTCCTATTGTTAGTAACCTAATTAATATAAGTTATACCTTTGTTATAATATACCGCTAACAGTATTACAATAGAATAAGTTGCTGTTTTTAAGCCAATAATTACTACCTTTTTTAATTGGTATAAAAAAAGTATAGGGAACTTAGGTATAGATTCGGTATAGCTTTTAAGTATTTTCCCTATATTTTGGGCATAAAAAAAATGCCGAAAAGAACCTTGCGATTCAATTCGGCTATATATATAACTTTTTTTTAAATGCCCTTGTAGCTCAGTTGGTAGAGCAATTGATTTGTAATCAACTGATCCAACAACATTACTATTGTTTTTACTAACTTTTTTGCTTGTCGGTATAGTTAAAGTATAGTTTATCATTACAACTTATATTATAGATTCTATTTCTTATAACATAAGTATAACTTTTTTTAAAGTGTCTATACCACTACCAACTGATTCTATACCCACCCTATCCCTCTAGCAAAAGCTAGGACAATGAACTTGCTAAACAAGTAGTTCAACCTATTCGGTTATTTATCTTCTTCTTCTAATAATTTTTTAATTTTTGCTACATCGCTACCAATAGCATCTTCGATAAAAGCCACTTCTAATTCACCAGCAGCTTTGCCTGTCAAACTTTTTCTCATTGTGTTTGCTGCTTGTTCAGCAGCAGCTTTAGCCATAGCTTTCTTTTTTTCTTCATCATTTAGAGATTTAAAATTATCTTTTAAAAATGCACTTACCATTATTTACCTCTTTTCTTTTTTGGTTTCTTTGCTGTTTTAGCAGCAGCTCTAAAGTTAGCAGCAGATGGAGATCCTTTAGTACCAACTTTTCTCATTCTTTCATCACTACCAGCTTTAATTCTTTTACGCTTTGCATGGATGTTTGCGTATAATCCTCTTTTAGCCATGTTGCTCCTTTAATTGATTTATTTGTTTATCTATTGTGTTTAAAACTTCTTGTCTTAATTCATCGTCTTTTTTCATGCAGTCATAGTGTGCATGACCACTTTTATAAAAACTTACAAATGAATCTGTATTAACAATATTCTTTTTGCAGTACCTACAATTACCAACATCTGTAACTATATTAATTTTTTTCCAAAGTTTTTTTGCCATTTACATCCAAGCTTTTCTTGACCAGTAATTTGCGGATAAAGTCTTTTGGCCTTTGGTTTTAATACCACCAGATCTAGCCAGGTAACTCTTTCTAGCTTTAGGATTGTTCTTTCGGATCTTCATATTAGGATCACCAAAAGTAACTTTATTTACTTTGCCAGTTGAATTGTTGCGTACATAAACACCACTCTTTTTAGAACTACCACTAGGCAATCTAAATGGTTTATTAAGTGTAACTTTTCTCCCTTGATATTCTGCCATTATGTATCTAGCTCTACTTTAGGTTCTTCGGTACAAAGAAATTTTATGTAAAATTTATTTTGATTTACTTTATCTTGGCCAATATCCTCTAATTTAATTATGGATTGATTGTTGCCACCTACCATACAAGAATAACTATCAACAAATAAATCTGGGTATTTATAAGGTTCTAGGCAAGAATTGGTAACACCTGAACACAATATTAAATAAAGTACATAATTCATTAATTATCTTTCTTGTTTAATTTTTTTATTTGATCTTCAAGATCTGTAACTTTTTTATTAGATTGTTCTAAATCTAATTGGCTATGCTCTAGCTTTTGTAAGCATCTTTTATTAGCACTATCCTTTGACTTACCAGCATCTTGTAGCTCAGCTACTTCTTGCTTTAGGATACGAACTTGTTCTTTATATTCGTTTATTAGATCTGTGTTGTCTGACATTACTTTTTCTTAAAAGTAGAAACACCCTTAATACCTAGAACAGTTGAATATCCTCCAACAATTAATCCTTGTAGCCATAGAGGAAAATTATTTATCTGCTCAAAGAAAGTATCTAGCTTTGCAATAATTTGTTCATCTTCTGAAAAGACTCCCCAACCAGCAATCAACAGAGGAATTGAAATTAAAATTAAAACAAATTCATCTTTTAAAT